AGCATAGTATATAATGAGTAACGAATTGGCTATTTATAAGCAAAACAGAATTCGTGCGTTGCAAAACATATATAATGCAAATATATCTCGCATGTATTCTGCATTTGTAGCAAATGTTAGAGGTGTTCAAAATGCGCGCATCGCAGTTAACATAAAACAGGCGAGGATCAATACCTTAGTTGCCCAATATAACAAGGATGCTGCTGCCCTCGGCGATGCGTTTAATAAGAACAAACTTGCAGTTCAAAACTTTGTCCCACCCACAGTTAAACCCGCAAAGCGTAAGCGGGCTCTCTTGGTTGGCATCAATTATATAGGAACAACGAACGAACTATTTGGCTGTATTAATGATGTTATGTCGATTAAAGAGAGAATAACAAATGCAGGATTTTCTGATATTAGTGTCGTTACAGATTTAACGCCGAAGAAACCCACCCGTGCAACTATTTTAGAGGAATTTAAACGACTTCTCTCTACTTCTCAGTCGGATGATCTATTATTTTTTTGTTATAGCGGCCATGGCTTCTATACACTTGATAGAAATAGTGACGAAACTGATGGGCGGGATGAAATGATTGTATCTTGCGATTTACAGGGTATTGTTGACGACGAACTTAAGGCGTTGATACAAACCCACTTAAAACCAGGCGCCACATTGTTCGCAATGTTTGACAGCTGCTTCAGCGGTTCAGTGTTGGACCTCAAATATCAATATCTGGACAGCCTCAATTACGACAATTATACGGAAAACGATAAACAACTTGAAACGCGGGGGAATGTGTTTATGATTAGTGGCTGCACAGACAACCAAACAAGTGCAGATGCATTTATCAACAATAAGGCATCCGGTGCAATGACGTGGTCTTTACTGGAGGCTGCGAAAGAAAAAACCGGTTGCACCTGGAGGGAACTAATAAAATCAATGAGAGACAAACTAAAAACGTCGGAGTTCACTCAGATTCCGCAATTTTCATCGGGAACGTTTGTGAATATTGACACTCCTATATTCATTTAGAGCAGAGCAGCAGCTTAAAAGTGCACATGTGTATGCCGCGGCGGAAATATAAATCCATCCGTCCGTAATATACTGGCAATTTCATCTCTATCTGTTATACCATTTGCAATTCTAATATCTTCAAACTTGTTTAGGTTCAAGTCCGCGCGACTAAAGTCAAACATACTATTAATTCTTTTTAAAATATCGTAATCATGAATATAATGGGTTTTCTCGATTAGCCAATCATAGAATCCCAATTCCGTTTTGTCCTTACGATATTTTTTAAAATGCTTCAACGTTTCATGTAGTGTTGGAGCATTTTTACAGTCATCATTCGCCCGGTTATAATCGGTCCCGGATAGAATGCAAATTTCTCGTAATTCCGTCTGAGTTACCTCCAATATTTCCAGGATCCTTCGCGTATCATATAAAACCGCAGTGTGGTTTAACAAGCTAAGGTATCTAACTACTCGCGGACACCCGTAAACAAACATATCCATATCCTCGCTTAAACAGGCCCACACCTTCCCTTTAACCGCCAGTATTGCACATAACTCATCGGCTTCTCCTGGAGCATCACAATACGTCGCCCCACATGCGCGAATAAGACTCTTTACCGCTTCAGTATCAGTTCTACTAACACAAACAAACTTTCTTTTCAGATTGTCCATGTTAGAAATAATATCCTGTTTATCGGCTTCGTCCATGTTCTGATTATTTTCAAGAATTTTTTTTAACCGATAATATTCATCTTCTGCCTCCTTCTTATCCTCTCGGCGTTTGATAAGTAGCTCCTTCTTTTCGGAGGGAGGTTTCCCGTCAAATATGAATATAGGAATTATATTATAGTGCCGAAACACCGATAGCATCAAATACATATTCTCAATTAGAGAATCATCTGATGCAAACTTATACATGTAGATGCTTATATCTACCGCAATTTTTTTGCCTGACATCTCCGCGATATTTATAAATTTTATCGCGGAGGAGGCATTATCCCGTAGGAAACTATTTAGGTTCCGGATCCCCATCTTTATATGGTGATGATTATTTGAATGTTGCATCCTATATTGGGTTCCGCACGGATGTCAATTTTATTTTAAACTGTCGTGTCACGTACTATCCCAGCTCACAAATGCTCATGCGCATGTTTGATAAAATGAAATTCAATTTTGGAGATATTGCATTATTTCCTATAGTACTTATAAACCGCCTCGTCTCAGCAATCGCAGTTAACATGCTTAGTCGTTTATATTTATGTTCAATAAAGGCGCAAAACTCACGCTGATTTGCAATTGTCTTGTTGAACTTTAAGAGAGCAAAATTGTTCTTTTTACACCAAAACAAAAAGTCTTGATAGTTGTTAATAAGGATTGTTTTTATGATATAGTATGCCAACACGTTTGTCTTTTCCTTGTATAAATTATCACGAAGCATTCGGCTGCGACCGGTTGACGAATATAGGTCTTGGTATGACAGTCCCATGAAGTTAAGCGTTTTTACTAATTGGAAAAAACTATAGGTCCGTTCAAAGTTCATAAAGAATTCGGCATGGATCAGAAACTCCTCGACATTCTTTTTATTTTTTAGGGAAAAGAAACTACAGAACAATGCATTCATGGTTTCAGCCCAAAATTCAGTGTATGCCTCATACAGGTTAACGTCGGATTTTACCTTGAAAATGTTTAGGATGCACTGATGAACCTCATGGTTATTCATATCGGAGAAATCAAGTGCGAAATTATGAAATGTTTCATGGATAAATACCTTAAACCACTCTTCTTGCCTAAACACAACTATTTCGGAATCCGTCGGACACGTTCGTGTGAACGCAGTATTCACGCTCATCTCATCAAGTATAGAAATATTTGTTGATGGAAGCGTCTTTTCAAGTGATGTAAAATAAAAATAGACGGTAAGTGTGTTAGCACATTGTTTTGACGCATATAGGTTTAATATGTATAACCACATAACAATTGCGTCAACGTACTTGTTAAACATCGAGATCTTAAGCTCGGCGTTCGCATCTTCCACTACAAAAATTAGTTTAACAGTGCGACTATAGAGAGAAAATGTATAGGTGACCTCGGCAGCAGCAACCTCGTCAATATGTGCCCGCACCGCATCAGGGAAGCTGTTTGCATTAAATGTTTTTGGTCTGGATATTTGATTTGTATTAACAATTTTCTTGGTTGTAATGGTATAATATACATCGCGCTTGAGGCTATTTACAAATACATATGCATCATAAATGTCTTTATGCAATTCGGTTAATATGTCATTAGTTCGGTTAGTTTGTTTTACAGTATTTATATGCTTATTTTTCGTAAAAAATAGCATGAGATCCTTACTATTTTTAGATAATTTCATCCCTTACTATAGCATTCTATTTATTTTTATTATTCTTTCTCTTAATAATATTTTCAGGTCTAAATATATACCATGGATAGCTCAATTATTATTATTTTAGCGATTGCGTTGATTCTACTGATAGCATTGAATCACATAACGATAATACCTGTACCCAGGCCGGCTTTTGCGACATGTTCACAAACCGAGTTTGGTTGTTGTCCAGACGGAGTGAACTCAAAAATTAACTTCTTTGGAACAAATTGTCCTGGGTATAGACCGCGTCCTCCATACCCGACTCCTGGACCAAACCCCGAACCGATTCCAGGGCCGGGGCCCAAACCACCCAAATCAATTGGTGGGTGCGCAGGCACCAGATACGGATGCTGTCCAAACAATTCTACGGCGAAAATAGACACGCAAGGCAGTAACTGTTAACCCTGTACAACGTGTAAGAATAAATAGTTTGTAATTAAAGAATGTAAATACTTAAAAACAAATTATTTACATACAATAAATGCCCGCTCCAAGAAAGAAGAAGGTTGTTGAACCTGTAGCAAGTGAAAGTTTGGCCGAAAACATTCAGGAGAATGTTACTTCGGCAGATGTGGAGGTTGAAGTTGAGACGGCAAGTGCATTGGCGCTTGATAACATTTATGCTGCTGCTGAAGGGGCTGCAACTACGATGAACGACCAGGTTGCTGCTGTGACGGAACAGGTTGCTGCTGTCACTGAACAGGTTACCGAACAGGTTGCTGCTGTGACTGAGCAGGTTGCTGCTGTTCAAGAGCAAGTGACTGAGCAGGTTGCTGCTGTTCAAGAGCAAGTGACTGAGCAGGTTGCGGCTGTTCAAGAGCAAGTGGCTGAACAGGTTACTGCTGTTCAAGAGCAAGTGGCTGAACAGGTTACAGCTGTTCAAGAGCAAGTGGCTGAACAGGTTGCTGCTGTCACCGAACAGGTTACGGCAGCCATAGAGAACGCAGAAAAAATGATCGATAATATCAAGGAAACCATTGTCGAGAAGGCAGCACAAACCCTGGCTGACACCGTAATGTCCGCCCTTAAACCCGGTGGAAAGGATTTGAAGATTGCCATTAGTAAATCGGCGTCCAATATGATATCATCCATTGCATCATCATCGCCTGCAGTTTTAGATGACATTAAGAAGTCGTTATTGGAAGTCCTCAAGGACGGCAAGATTGATTCCAACGATATTCCACATTTGATTTCTATTATCCAAAGTCTATATGAACTTATGTGTAATCTAAGGGATTTTCAATTTGACAGCCAATCTCGAGCATCCATTTGTGCAGAGGTGCTTAAGTTTATCTCGCATTTTTTGATATTAGATGACCACCTTTGCGTCGATCAGTTGAATCAGTTTATGTTTTTGAACCAAATTGACACGTTAATCGATTCATGTGTGAGCCTGTTAAGTTTTTCGTCTGCAATTAAAACGGAGGGCAGTTGTCTTTTCCCGTTTTTGTGCAAATAAATCGCCGTATATCCGTTTTTGCTATATTGTATCATAAAATTATGGTAATCATTATTTTATCATACACAACACCTTCGACCCTAAATATTGCTGCGACGAATTTTATCACGAACCAACATTAGTTCGTCAAACACATCTGGCTCTGCGCCCTTTACAAAGTGCACCAACTTTGCATCATTTGTCGCCAATAAAAGCCGTTTCAATTCTTCGTTCTGTGTAAACTTTGCATACTGGGCATCATATATGGCCTTTCGGCTTCTCTGTCCAGAAAAATTCGCGTCTACGACAACCTCAATGGGTCTAAACAACTCACCCTTATACTTGCCCGTCTTACCTCCGGCGCCCTTTGCCATTAGTGGGTCCTTTGACAAGTCCGTTCCAGAATCAAGAGAGAAGCTCAAATAAAAGTCAGGGTGTCCATTTTTAAACTTGGAGGCCTCATAAAAATGTTCCACTGTTGCCCACTTGTGATTATCAAGTGTAAACGGCTCCACCCAGAAATTAGACAGCTTTTTGCGCCACTGAGGAATAGTTGCCAGCTCAGAGTACTCCTTCATTCTGTCGTTGGGAATTTTCTCTCCACTCCCTCTTCCAGGAAGTGGTTTGTCAACTGACTTTGAGTAAAACTGAAACACTATATCGTCATTGTAGAGGCCTCTCAATTTGCTCTCGCTAATATCAGCATACTCCGTCTCCTTTTCAACCGACGGTGTTTTAACATTCTTGGCTTTGAATTTTTGAAAATCGGGAATAATAGAAAAGGGACCAGCGTTCTTCTCTACGCATCGCTCTGCGATTAGCTTCTTTATGTCATACGGGATCTCGGTAAACTTAAAGATCATCTTCTTTTTATATCCAACGAGCTTATAATGACTGCCAGTATGATCAATAATAATGTAAAACTCCGGTGTAAACCTGCCGCGCTCCAGCAAAATATTGTCATTTAACTGTCCGCACTGTAGTACATTTTTAAGGTCCCCTGATTTATAAAGTTCACTGGACATGATAATAAACTTGATGTTTAAAATTCTCTCCAATGTAGATATTGCCCAAGTATCTCCCCAAAAGTCACACTTACGAATTTTAGCCCTGAATGCATCTAATGTGTCAACTCCCTTCATAAACTTATACTCCTTGAGCATTTCGGTGGTCACGCGTTTTTGTTTAACGAGCTGGTCATGTTCAGTTTTCACCTTTTTTGCCTCATTGGAAATCAACTTCAATTCATTTCTATCAATAATCTCAGTATGACGCTGCTTTAGTGCAAGATATGCTGCGGCCAACTCCTTAATGGCGTTGGTTTCGCGGATTAATTCGGCAGTGTACATGTCGTATTGTTCTTTATAGTTCAAAAAAGTGTCCTGTGTTGCCTCATCAGACAACCTCTTTCTAATCTTATTAACAGATGTTTGCTGAACAATGCTGGAGAATGCATCTCTAATTGTTGCAAATAGACAGTCACCTCCGCCCTCATTATCTGTAATCGTATAATTATTGTTTTTCATGAATTTTTCTATCCAGGTGTCTTGCGGCGATTCGTGGTACTTTTCTTTAATGTCCTTCGCCTGCTTTTTGGTCTCTTCTCTCAGCAACGGGGGCAGTGGTACGCCTTTTGTCATAATAAATATGTCTTCTCTCTCCTTGGGGATCTCATAGTACTCATTATACTCCACTTCTTCCTCTTCGCCATTGTCGGTTTCGCTCACATGCCCATCGTCCTTTGCTTCCACAGCGTCTTCGTTAAGCCTTCGTATAGGAACATCTGGCTTCAATCTGAGTTTATTCAAGAACTCCTTTGTTGCAAAGGAGTATATAAGTGGGTCACCCATTTTTTCCACATCAAGGTTGTCGGCCTCGTCAAAATACGATAAGTAATCGGAGGCCTTTATTTCATATACGCCAATCTGAACAACCTTATTGTTGTATTTAACTAAATAAATAGGAAAATATAATATGTTCTTATCTTCAAATGTATTCTTGCCGCCACCAATAGCAATAATTACGTCAAGCTCTTTTAGTTCTATCTGATATAAATTTGCCTCTAATTTCAAATCATTCTGGTCCACGCTTTTAAGTTCGGGATAACTAACGTCTTTATTTATTTTTGATAACACCATTTATATAATTTATTACAATATTTTATATTTTATATTTAACTCAAAATAAATACAAAATACAATTACCATAAGACAAATTTCTTCATGAACTTGTCATTCTTCAATTCGGCGGCATAAAACCACATGAGTTGTCTTTTATATACCACCTCACTATTAAGTGGGTTCATTTCAAAATCAACCAGAATTTGAATAATTTCTCCCTTGTTGCATTTGTTCGCCTTTAGCTCCTTTGCGAAACCATAATAATCGCAAATTATCAGTAGTTCTTTGACTGTTGAATTTTCACTATAATTTATAATGTGTTGAAATGACAAATCGGTATCCAGTAGTACATTATTTACATCGTTCATGAATTCATTAATTATATCACCATTACAACATATGGTACCATCACTATCGTTATCACGATTAGAGCTGTCATCAATAGAAAAATAAATATTCGCATCGGCATCATCTGACATGAAATATATAGTGAAATTTATTTAAATACTATTTTTAGTTGTATATCTTTTTAGTTGTATATCTTTTTAACTGTTTGCCTTGTTATACCCTTACATTTCAATCAAGTCCATGAACTTGAATAGTGACTTGTTCGTCAAACTCTTAAAATCCTTCACCTTACTGCTTGCAATGCGCTTCACCGCCTCGCTGATTGTACGCCCGTCAATTAGTTCATAATCATCCTTCGTGAACTCGTCACAAAGCTCCTTCTTATAGAGAATGGCAACCGTTTCTGTAAGCTCTTCAACCACGTTCTTCTTATCTTCAATAGCAATATTTACGTAGATCTGCGCAAGTAAATTTCTAATAATATTTATGATTTGTATCTTGGGGATGACTCCATTAGCCATTAGGTTGAGGTAGAAGCTCGCCAACGACTTTCTCTTTTCGTTCGTCTTGTTAATTTCACAGAACCTATCGTAATTGGTCGCCGGATCAACATATTCAATTACATTGAACAGGTCAGTAAACGTCCGGAAGTTAGTTTCAAACGTCTCCATCAAAATCTCATATTTAGATGACAAGTCAGAGTACAACTCGGCGTACATTTTTGAGTAAAATCGGTTTGTAGATGCAATCTCAAATATGATAGAACTAAACCGAGACATGTCATCGGCCGTAATATTCTCCACGATGAGCTTATCAAGAATCTCAATAATCTTGTTGCGCATATCAATATAGTTCTTATCT